TTGTTCCGGTTGCCACTGCCGACCCCAATCTTCCGTCTGTAAGACTCATAGCGCTTTCGCACCTCTTTGATCATTATTAAACCTTGAATCAGCATCAGCACGAATGAAAGCGCGTAGCCAAGATACTCCACCCAACGCCACATCGTTCTTATCCTCCGCGCTGATTACATATATCGCCACCGAATAGATGACGTATGACAGCACATTGTAAACGATTGGCGAATATCCCGCATTCCATATCACCCAACCAATTGCATTGACAGTAATTGAAACGCAGCTCAACGTCATTAATCGTAATCCTCGTTGCGTCGGACGTTGAGCATAAATGACTAAAATCACAAATAAATCGGCAAACGCAGCGTATAGGTAATACGAATCGCTGATGTAATTGGTTGACAACCAGTCAAATGCAAACAATACACTCAGATACACCATTGCTGATTTTGATGGATTAAACGCCATTACCAAGAGTAGTAACGCCATAATCACATTCATCGTCATTTTTTGTGCCCGATACCCATTCGTGCCGACAGCGTGTCGCCTTGCGAATTTTTAGCCGGTAAACCACGACCGCCCGCATCTTTAAGCCCGAAACGACTTGACAATTTAGCCATGATAGTTATACCGTATGAGATTAATATGGTCATTTTACACAAAGGATTGCTTATGCAAAAGCGAAACATTTTGGGCGGCGGGCTACTCGCGGCGGCGATTGCACTGGTTGGTGTGTTTGAGGGGCGTAGTCTGACGGCATACCCCGATGCGGGCGGCGTATGGACAATATGTGACGGTGAAACAAAAGGCGTGAAGCGTGGTGATAAAGCGACACCTGAACAATGCGACTCGCAATTAGTCAAATCGTTAATCGCCCATAACGAACCGTTAACGAAACTGCCGCGCGAACTGCCCGATAATGTCCATTTAGCCGTGCTCGACTGGACGTACAATGTCGGCGCGACCAATGCGACCCGCTCAACACTGTGGAAATATTTGCAGCAAGGTAATTATCCAGCGGCGTGCAATGAATTTACCAAATGGCGATTCGTGGCGGGGCGTGATTGTGCAAGAGATAAATCATGTACAGGCGTTTACAAGCGTCGACTGATTGAACGTGATTTATGCACAGGCGTAATGACCACAAACCAAGCACTTGTTAAACTTGGCGCTGAACCGCTGGCTGCTGATGGGGCGACACCATGATCTACGTGAGAATAGGGATTGCTGTAGTAGTGATAGCGTTAATGTGGGGTCTGTACACGGCCGGTCATCGCAACGGTTACCAAGAACGCGATCTACTTGCGGTCACACAAGCCGCTGAATTAACCCGTCAGCGCGATATTGCACGCGAGGCCGCAAATGCTGCCGATTTAAAACTAGCCGAAGCGCAAGCCAGTGCTGCACAACAGCGCGCCCCTATCGTATTTAAAAAACAGGTGATCTATCGTGACAAAATTAAAAATGCTTCTGTTGCTTCTTGTGTCAGCGCTAGCGGGTTGCTCGACCTCTACGATGCGAGCCTCGGGTTATCAAATCCCCAATGACCTACTTGTAGCACCAGAACCGCTACAAAGTACAAACGGCGACCCAGAACGAGCCGCCGTTGTGATTCCGTACAACGGTCGAATATTGCTATACGACCGAGACAGATTAATCAGGCTTCAACAAATACTTAGCGCACCGCTGCCGAATTAAACAAATCTTGTAATTGCTTATCGGTCAGTTTCATCTTGGTCTTGGCTAATTGCACAAATTCATCCGTGATCACCCAATCTTCTTGATCGTAAAATCCGATACGCGCTAGCTCAGGCGTAGCCGGATCATCGATCCACAGCTTAACCGTGTCGAATAAATGAGCAGCGACTAGCTCTGTCTTACCCTGAGCGCGTTTGATACGTGTTGCGTTGACTGGTTCAGGTTGTGGCGCGTCGATCCAGCATGGACGACCTTCCGCCGTTACACTGAGTTGTTTACCATCCGGTGCATTTACTTTCCAGTATGTTAATGACTCTTCGTCCGTGAGCAACACTGCATCTTTGGGCCATGTTTCGGCGGTGTACGTACCGTCGTCTTTCCATGCCGAAGGGATAAAACCAATAGTCAGAGCTGTGAAATATGTCATATCAGTAACCTATAGCAATCCATCGAATTGACGCACCCAGTACACCTACGTTGTTATTCGTAGCATTTAAGGTACATGTCGAATTAGCCAACCCCACAATGTTGACGCTGTATGTTGAGAAATTATTAGCAAGTACATTCGCAGTTAATGCCATTACAGCTGTAGGAAATACCGCTGGAAAAGTGATGCTCGCTACGCCAGATGCGTTTCCTACAACCGATCCCCACTGCACAATCAACCCCCCTGGTACATCGGGAATTCGTACAAAGTCACTTAGACCGAATGATTTCCGTTTCAAAATAACGTTCAACAAAGCGTCACGATATTGACTTGCACCCACAGCATCCACGTTGCCATTAGCAGTCAAACCGCCATCAGCAAGTAGCGAACTGAAAAAAGCAGACCAATCATTAAGCCACGCTTTTTCAAGGTACGATCCGTCCGAAGCGCCCGGTGCTGACCGATTTTTAAACGCACCCTGCGGCTGCCCCGACGTAGCGGCGTCGAATCGCGCCGGATAAGTTACATCACGTTTCAATGCCATAAAATTAAACCCCTATAAATCCCACACATTGTGCGGCGGTATCGCCACATTGTAAACTATCGTCACCGCTTTGCACATAACCCCACGTTTCGAGGAAACCGTTAAAGCGCACCCCTTGTGGTTTTGGCACAAGCTTAATATTGAGTAACGCCCACCGTTCGAGCTCGGTAATTTGTCCGGCAAACTCAATACCAAATGTCATATCTTCACCGTCAATCACGCGAACCACATTGGCTGTAGGTAACATGAAATTGGCACCGTATAAAATAGACTCAATTGTGGCGTCTGAATTATTCTTGAAAATTTTTGCACGTATGACTAAACGGTATAACTCATCCGACATTTTAGAATCAACATCGATGGCTAAAGCGCTACACATCGCCGCGCCATCACCGCACTGGGCATCGAGACTATCACCAACTTGAATAACGACCATTGGTGATGACAGGGCGAAGTTACGTGGAATAACGACAATTCGCCCGATGATTTCCAGCTGCGCCCCGACCATATTATCAATGTTGTACATGTTACGGACAACAGATGTTGCATCGACAAGCGACTCAACCATCGTCGGCACAATGTTTAACCACGCCTCAATTTTTGGCTTGCCGCGATACTGCGCGTAGATGCGATCAGGTACTGTCAGCGCACTCTCTCTAACATACCCAATATCAATAGTGTCGTTTATAAAGTACATGACAGGTGTCCGCTCGTCTGCTCTTGCATTTCAAGCGCGAGTTTAATAGTTACTGTGGATAAAAAGTTACAGAAAAATTAAAAAATATCTGTGCGCTTTGTGCAGTATCAAAATAGAAATTATTCTGCACGGAGCTTTGATTTAGCGACGCAGAAGAGATCGGCGCTGTTGCGTGAGCAGCACTTAGATTGTTGACTCGCATAACACTATTCGGGTATGAGTTTGTAATTTGCAGTATTAAATCCCCGTCTGCGTTCAATGCCCCTGTAATATTTCCTTCATATAAATATGTCAATCCCCCGTCAGCTCCAACATACGCACCAACCGACGACGTGTATGTGACTACTGCGGTTGGCGTCCCAGCAACAATTACGGACTGTAATGTTGGTTCCGGTGAAATTGATACGGTCGGAACGCCTCCGAGTAATTCTACATCCGTAAATTTGCAATTTACAGCAACTAGTTTTGTCGATGTGTTATTTGTCATTACACCATCAACACTGGAAAACTTAACACCAGACGTAACAACTGGGAGGTCACTGAAAATTCCATTAACGACAACATCGGTGTATGCGTACACCCCTCCAACGAGATCCCCTTGTACTTTAAAGCAGTTGTCAATCGCAGGATTACTTCCCGAACCAGTAAACCCGCGATTAAACACTCCTGTAATATCCACGCCTGAAATTGGCTGGTATCCACCAACGTTCGGAGCCAGAGGGGAATAAATTAGCGCTGGTATTGCGCAATCACGTGCGTCGATCTTTTCAGTATAAAAGTTCTTGTACAAAGAGCCTACAAAATTCGGACCATATGTTTCCAAATCCAGCGCTGAACCGAATAAATACCCGCCAGACCGTGCGCCTCGATTCCCGTGAGATAATGAGTCGCTTGTGTTTAAGTCTAACCCGTTTCCGCGCATGTCGACATAGCCTTCAAAACGAATCCCGTCAAATCTGGTACGCCCGTTTCGATTACGGTTGTCTCGCCAACTTACCCAACAAATACTAAAATTATCAATTTTGCGCGCCCGCTCTATGTCGACATGATCATTGTAATGACAATCAAGAACGACGGGACGCTACCGTCAAACGTTGCTGACTTGATCCGCGAGGCGTTTATCGAATTCACGATGGGCGATTTAATCCCCGCCGAGTACGGATTTAAAGTGGCAGGTTTCGATATTGGTGAGGACGTACCGTATTCGACCATGTTCACACCTGTGAATCAGGTTATTGGTTCATACGGTAACAGCTATGTTCAGTCGATGACGGTCAACGGCGGTACGGTGCTTGTCGACATTCCTTTTAATTCACTGGCACGATTCACGTCGGCTAATATCACGGTGACTATCGTATGACACAATTTACACTCCGTACCTTACTCGGTCGTCCATTGACGTGGCAGGAACTCGATGATAATTTCCGAACCGTCGAAACCATTACGGGTGACGCCGTCACGCAAGTCACTCAGATAACTGCAACTAACCTAGTGCAAACGCAGGCCATTCAAACTGTAATGACTGATCAAGTTTCTCATGTTGAAGACGTTGCTGATTCAATCGTGATGAACGCCGGCTCAATCACTGTCAATACAGTTGATGACTTGAGAGCATTGACCGACTTCGCGCGTCCGGCATTACTAATGGGTTATTACGCAGCGGGCGAC